AGGGCTAACATCCATCAAAAACATTCAGGATGTCTTGCCATCCCGCCCCACCGCTGGCCAAGGAAGGACCCCCCCCTTCTATTCTACAAGATCCGGCGCGATTTCAGGGGATCGAAGGGGCAAGGGGGGAGCAAAAAATTTAACGTATATATATTACCCCCTCGCATTTTTACATCAAAACCTAGAAAGGGCTAACATCCTCATCCTCATAGTCCTCATAGTCCTCATCATCCTCCGAAGCCCAGTGGATCTGCCCCCGCTCCGCTTCATTTTCCTTCTCATCCAGAGCCTTAGCAATCTGCCGTTGTGCGCTAGGAAGCATCCCAAGGGCGTTGTAGGGACTCCGGTAGTAGACGGCAGGTCTTTTGTCGATGGAAGGTGTCACGACGACAAGGAAGTCCTCAAAGTGTTCTTCAAGCTGTCCTAGAAGGGCTTGGAGTCTTTCCTGCTGGTAGTCATTCATATTCGACACTGCATAAGTGTTACCCTCCCCCTTCTCGTCATTCACATTCAACACTGCACTAGTGTCTACCTTCTTCATCCATTCTTCTCTATACTAAGTAATACTAAGTGAAGTAGAAGAAGATAATCTATAAGATCCCCAATTCCATGACTTTCTTATATTCTCTTCTGCCCCCACTAGTCCCTACTTGTTACTTATAGTTCTCCCTAGGAATCCCCCTAGTATGGGTCTTTCTTGGATGTTATTCATTACCAGAGACTTACGGATGATGTTATTCCAGAGGCGATTGCCTTGGCTAGATGACCCTTATTCTCCTTGGTTTTGAAGAATTCCCATTCCCTTTGGCTGGAGCCGAAGAACGGTTCAAGGATGAGGGCGGGGGCCTTGAGTTCTTTGAGGAACCTTCCGCCCCGTTGTGCTGTGGAGTTCCGTTGTTTTGCTCCACGATTGATGTTATTGGGGAAGGTTCCCTTGAGTTTTTGAAGGATGTTTTCAGCGGCTTTACTGCCTCTGAGGCTGGATGCCCAGTAGAAGACTTCGTATCCTTGTGCAGTGGGGGGACCGCTATTGAAGTGGAGTTCGACGACCAGATCGAGGTCTAGTGGGTTCAGGGTTTTCTGGAGATACCTTACGGACTTTGTGTAGGTATTTTCGGGGATAACGTCTACAACGATGCTGTGTATGGAGCTTGGGAGGTGATCTTGGATCATCCATGCGAGTTCGTTATTGTAAACCCACTCGTTGGTGGTTCCGTCGGCTGCGACCGCTCCTTGGTCTCCCCTACGGCTGTGACCCACCACAATGGCCACAGAGGGCCTTGAGAGGCTCGTAGGGATGTTTGAATCCTTTTTGGGGGTGAGGAGACCATTCCCGCCCTGTGACGGCTCAGAGGGCTTCCTGAGACCATCTATGAGGTCTTCGATGCTTCTTTTGATTTCGAGGAGTTCGTTTATCGTATCCATGATGTAGTCTGGGGGGTTCCCTGTGTTCGGTTGTAGTAGGCATCCGCATACTTGCTCAACTCATCTTGGAGTAGGTCGTCCTTTCGTGCAACGATCTTTTCCTCAGCGTCTTGAGCCATGTGCGTTGTCCAGTAGGCGACCCCCATGCTCAACGCATCCAAGCGGTCATCGTGTGTTAAGGCTCCCCGGTCCCTTGTGAGTCTGGAAAGCTGGAAGATTAACTGGTAGCGGAGTTGGGATTCCGTGGGGTATTTCAAGGCTGACTCGTAGTCGTTCTTGATGACCTTGGGGTCCATGACAAGTTTGTGCTGGTTCAGCACTGGCTCCAAGGTGTCCACGATTCGCTTCTCCTTTTGGATGTTGTGGCGAACCTCTTCGATAGTTACGGGGTATATCTTTTGTAGATACGGACGAAGGATCTCAGAGAACATCCCGTCACCGAAGTTGCTTTCGATGACGACAGCGTTGACCTTGTTCTCTTTGGCCTTGATAGTCAACGCCTTAAGGGTCTTCTCGTCGTAGCCTCCTTGCATCCCGCCGGCATCAGGAACGTAAAGGTAGCCGTTCAACATCTTCACTACAGCCCATGATGTTTCGTCCCTTCCTCGTCCCGATGGGTCGATTGCAAGGACGCTTCCGGTGTATGGGATGTGGTCTCCGATGACCTTCATTGGTCGGTAGAATCTGTCGCCTGTGAAGCCAACATTAGGGACTGCGCTGTCCCAAGCGTTCTCTGGAACCTGCGCCCACACCAGCTTCTCTGGGGCGGTATCTTTGTCGAGGTCCATCACGATCAAGTCGTTGATCTTCAATGGGTAACGATCCAAGTCGGACAGCTTAGGGTCCAGCATGAACTGCATGGCAAACCCTGTTTTTCCGTAAGAGGCTTCCCGTTCTGCAAGGTCAGTGTCGTCGAAGCGAGAGCCTTCTGTGGGCATCCCCTTGTTGTCGCCGCTGACGCAAAGAGCAGAGACGTTGCTGTTGTAGACCTTTTCGTTCTTAGGTGCAGCGACGAATCGTGCTGTCCAGATGCGGGTCTTGTAGCCCCGTTCAGAAAGTTTGTTGTAGATGCTGTCCTCACACTGAGGAGTCCCAAGGAAGATGATGCGGCTGTCGTCGTTAGGCTTCAGGATCGCCTCAAACTCTTTGACCTGCTCAGAGAGCTTGTCCCGCATGGACTGGGTGGCTGAGTTGTTGGGAACCTCTACGTCATCAGCGATGATGATGTCAGCGCGAGACCCTGTGAGTTGAGATGTTATTCCAAGAGACTTGACAGAGGGGGCGTGGCTGGCAGCAGCAGGACCAACATCAAAGGAGATTTTAGAGAAGCGTTGCTTGTCGCCGGGGATGAGGTGAGCCAGCAAGGGCATCTCATGGATCAAGCGGAGCGTGAAGGTTGAGAAGTCATCGGCACGGGTCTTGGATGCTGAGACCACAAGGATGTTCTTCTGAGGGTCCAAGAGAAGCTGGTGGACAACATACGCAGAGCAAATCCACGACTTGCCTACGCCCCGAAACCCTTGGACGACGGAGCGGTTAGGACCGTTCTGCATCCACTTAGCGATCTCATACTGGATCGGAGTGGGGGAGGGAAGGTTCAGGTGCGCCCACGTAGCCCACAGGAAGTTCCTGAAGTCCTTCAGCTTTTCTGGAATGTCATCAGTCATCGAGTCCTACAACCTTATCAGACGGGTCTTCAAAAGGCAAGAGACTTACGAGGTTCTGAAGGGGCGAGTCCATAGTGATTGCTGCTGTAATGTTATTATCCTTAAGGAGTTGTCTCGCTGCGTTGAGCAGGGCGGGGGGTGCTTCTCCTTCCTTAATCTTGCCGATGAACTCGTCAATCAACAGGTCTTGGAGACCCTCCAGTTTAAGGCTTCTAGTGGGATCGTTCATTTCTTTAGCTGTTGTCTGAGTTTAATTAGCATATAAATCAACGTAACGATGCCCACACTGATACCGACTAGAGTGTTGATGTCGGATAACGTGAAGGTTCCTAGCGTTCCTAGCGTTCCTACGACTGATGGAGTATGGGTGGAGGTCATGGCTTATACTGCAAGTTTTCCGAATACGGTGAAGTAGATACTCACGTTATCGGAGTTCGTCCCCACATCAAAAGTGTTTGCGCTCACAACCTCCACCGTGGCGTTTTTATTGTAATCTGCGTAATTGGAATCCTGAGTAACGACCACGGTGTAGTTGAGGTTGTCCATTGCGGCGGTGAGAGTTACTCGGGTAAAGTAAGTGTCGCCTCCCGACTGAGCAACGCTAGTGACATTGTAACTTCCTGTTTCCAGCGTGTTCGCCCCGGTCCCTGTCCCTGTCACTTTCCCGTAAGCCTTCGCAATGCCGGGATGATGCTTGAGAATGTCAGGGACGCACACACCAGCCGCAGTCTCGCCTTCCATTTCTGTCTTCGTCGCCGTGTCCACCTTGTCGTGGGTCACATTGTCGTTCAGGATCTTGGTAGTCGTCACGGCATCGTTTATAATCGTAGCTGTAAGAACAGCGTTGTCAGCGATCTTGTCAGCGGTAACGGCATCGTTTAGAATCGTAGCTGTAAGCACGGCGTTGTCCGCTACCTTAGCAGCGGTAACAGCATCGTCTATAATCTTAGCTGTAATAACAGCATTGTCCGCGATCTTCGTGGCGGTAACAGCATTTGAGCCAATCTTAGACTCAGTAACAGCCCCAGCCTCAAGAGCGGCCTCCCCGACCGACTGAATACCACTAGCTCCTGTCCCTGCTGCGTCCTCGCTAACCTCCTGAGCCACGAACAGGGCTTGCTTGTAGGCGGTATCAAGGTCGCTTTCAGACAGCACCCCTCCGCTTTTGAAGTCCACTAGGGCTGCTGCTGTGGTGACTCGGTAGGCACGAATGAGGTTGTAGTCTGCGCTCAGTGCTGCCCAAGAGGCGACAGCGCAGGTTACAGTCTTGGTTGTGGTGTTCAGTGTGTAGTTGGTGTCCTTGATAAGTGTTGTCCGCACATCTGGGTCTGGGGTGGTATTGATGCCTACGACCACGATGTCATCGGTAGACAACGCCTCAAACCCGTAGGTAAGAGTTGTCCCGGTTAGGTCACTGATTTGTTTGAACGATTTTCCGCTTGTTGCTGACATGGTTTAGAGGGAGGGGATAGGGTTGTTGGATTGTTGACTCCTGACGGAGCGGTGAGCTTTCATTATATCATTAGACGCTTGCTCAAGCTCAGGGAACTCTTGGATCATCTCGCGCTTTGCCTTGCGGCGGTAACGTCCGATGACCTTCTGGATCTCCGCGATTCGTGGGTCTTTGCCTTGGAACTGCCCTTGAGTGGCTTCCATGTTGGCGGCAAGGTTCTTGTAGAACCGGGAGTTCATCAAGCCCTTGAGAGCGGCGCGAAGGTTCCTGCCTCCGATGGTAGTGGTCGAGGAGAGTTCCATGTAGCGGTCGTAAGCCTCTCTGCCGTCTGCGTTCCTGAACTCCCTCATGTCTGTATCGGGGTGATTGATGTAGTTCGGGGTCGGGGTAGAGAAACCGTGGATAAGGGACTGGACTTCCCTGTCCACGATGTCGTTCTTCTTGCTGGAGACGTAGATGGGGTTGAAGATCCCGAGAACTCCAAGGGGGTTCTGCTTATACATTGCCTCGCCAAGAAACGTCCGCTTCGGGGAGACGTTCTCTTCAGCGATAGGCATCTTCCGCAGGATAGCGTCTATAAACGTGCGGGACTCGCGGATCATCTTCTCGCCCTCGACGTTCTTGATCTTGTCCACGAACATAGGAACAACCATACCCGACCCGATGTCCTTGATTAGTTTCGGAAGGTGAGTGCCGGGGTCGCTCACGGCGTTCAGGGCTGTGTTAACACCACGAAGGAACGACTTATCGGTAAGGCTTTCTGAGATACTGAACGCGAGAACTGAGAGAGCCTCCGCACTAAACTTCTCTTCGTTTGGGTTCATCTTTGCGTGTTCAGCAATGTCAGCAACAATCCCGATCATGGTGGCGAAGGGATCAATACGCTGGTAGCTAACGTATGTCTTCGTCCCGTCCGCTGCTGTCGTCACAAAGGAGTAGGGTTGCCATCCTGTCGCTTGTAGGGCTTTCTTCTCGGCTGTGTTGCGAGGACCGCCCCCAGTAACCTTGTCCCCGTT